ATGGCGCCGCCGGTGCGCCCGAAGATCATGATGTTCTCGCGGGCGCGCTCGGCCATGTCCAGCCCCTTGCCGCCGTTCATGCGCGAGTACATCGGCAGGATGTTCTTCTCGTAGAACTCGACCGGGTCGCGGGAGAAGGTCGCCATGTCCTTCAGCGGGTTGCCGTCGAAGCGCTTGATGCCGCCTTGGCTGTTCCACTCGATCTTGTTTTTCTCCCAGATGCCGTTTTCGGCCAGCAGATGCGCTACCTGGTTCGGGATCCGCACGCCGCCCACCAGGCGGTTGAAGGCGGTCATCCAGGCATTGCCCGCAGTGCTGCCCTTGAGCTCGCTGATGATCGGTTCCAGCTTGCCGAACAGGGAAGCATCGGCCAGGCCCTGTGCCGCCACGCCGCCGCGCGCCATGAACTGGCGGAGCTGCTCCCAGTTGACGTTACCGCCGGACGACTGGATCGCCTTCCAACCTGCGTCGCTGATCGCGTTGAAGGTCGCAGCATCCTTCAGCCCCCCGCGCATCTCGATGAAGCGCAGCATGGCCAGGCTCTGCGTGTGCATCTTGGACTTCGACTCGTCGTCCAGCGCTGCGGTCGCGAACTGGATCTTCGCCAGCATCGGCGTCGCGATCTTCGCGCCTTCGAGCGCGTGCGCGCCCGGCAGGCCGGACTCGCGGAACACGCCCTGCGCCTCGGTCATCAGCTTCATGTTCTCGACGTAGCTGGTGCCCATCGTGTCCATCGCGCGCACGAAGCGCAGCGCTTCGGCGTTCTGCGCGTCGGACAGGCCCAACAGCTTGAACTTGCCTACCTGCTGCTCGAACTTCTTCGCTTCCTCGAGCGGTGCTTTGAATAGTGTTAGCATTGCAACACCAGCGCCGAGCATCAGACCGCCCTTGAGAGCATCACGCTGGATTGAATCAATGCGCTTTTGCAACTGGGTTGCCTGCGCGTCGGTCGCGGCGAAATCGCGCGCCATCAGGGCCAGACCGCGGCTGACGTGATTCGTCAACGACAGGGTGACCCCGATCTTATAAGCTTCGAACATGGCGATCCTTGGGGGAAAGATGAAACTGCTGCACAGGCTTCAGGAAAGGCTGGCTGACCGGGTGTCGTTCATCCAGTACCCGAACATCCGCCCCGCGGACCAGAACACGCGCACGGCGTCGCGCACCGGGATCCGCTTCAAGCACGCGATGCCGCTCGGCAAGAGGATCGATTTGCTTCTGATGTCGCTCGGCTTGCTGGCGGTCGGCCTCGCCGGGCTCACTGTTGTTTGCTTCCTCGTCTACGCCGTCCTATTCCAAGGCAGTTAGCGTCACGCCCGACCCGTACAGCAGCCCCTTCGCCACCGCGGCGCCGAGCGTCTTCTCGATCAGCGGCTTGTTGCGGATCGCGGCCGGACCCAGTACCGCACGCGGCGGAATCGTCGGCGTACCCAGCTCCTGGTAGACCATCACGTCGCTGTCCGAGCCGATCACGGCCTCGGTGCCGTTGACCTCGTGGGTCACCGTGTCGCGCAGGTCACCGGAGCGCAGCAGCGGGTCGTCCGGCGTGTAGCCGAGGCTCTTGCGCTGCTCCTGCGTGCTTTCTGCCAGCGGTGCCCATGCCGAAAATGCGCCCACGTCGCCCTGGTAGACGCCGAACTCGGATTTGGCCGTGCCTTCGATCGCGGTCGCGCACTTCTTCAGACCACGATGCAGCTCGAGCGCGACCGCAGCCTCCATCGCGGCCATATGCGCGATGAAGCCGCCGATGCTGGAAAATTCCTTCATATGTCGTCCTCGAACTGCATCGTGTTGAAGTCGAACTTGGCGCCGCCCATCTCAGAGAAGATGATCGACCAGCCGGCGCGGGTCACGTCGTCAAGCTCGAACGCCACATCGAACGGCACGCCGTGCTTAACCAGGAACAGGCATTCCCGGATCGGCGCGGACGTTACGACTTTTTTAGCGCGGCCTTGTCCGCCTCCGGATCGACCGCGCCGAAGTGCTGCTGCACGCCCTGCATTACCGCGGCGCATCCGTGCTCGTCGAGCTGCTGGATCAGTGCCTCGACTTGCAGCTTGCTGGTCGGCTGGAACACCGGCAGGTCGTCGACCGCGGTGACGTAGATCAGCGGCAGTACCATGCCCATGTAGACCTGGTTCTTGGCCGATTCGCCCAGCACCTCGACCAGCCGGAACTGCGCCAATACGCCGGGCCTCTTCAGCTTGATGACGCGCCCGGCCGAGTCGGTGACGGTGAACTCCGCGATAGCCTTCTGGACGACGTCCTGGCTTGGCGTGAGGGTGAGTTTGACGTCGTCCATTACGACACCTTGATCCGACGGGAGGCAACGAACTTGAGCTTCTGTTTGACCGAGTCGTCACCCTTCCAGCTGCCGGCGTCGTCGGGCGTGAGCAGCACGTCGAGGTAGCGGTACTGCGTGATCGCGCCGCTGACCTCCTGAATGGTCTCGGTGATCGAGATCGGCCGCTCGTTGACGCCGGCGTAGTAGTTGGCCTCGACCTGCGCCCAGTAGTCGTCAAGCGTGCTGTCCTGGCGCTCGATGTCGAAGCTGCCGGACCAGCCATCCGGGAAGCGTAGGTGACGGGTGATGCCGTCGAGCCCCTTGATCTTCTTGTCGGTGGTGTCCGGTTTGCTCTGGAAACTGGTGATCTGGTTGAAGGCGATCGGGCCGTTGGGACCGACGATGCACAGCGAGTGGTCGCGCCCGACCGAATAACCGTTCAATGGCATGTTGTTCTCCTAAAAAGCGGGTTAAGCCAGCGCGACCGTCTGGCGGTTGATCGTGACGGACTGACCGCCTTCCATGTTCACGATGAACTTCTCGACCACCGACAGGTACTGCACCTTGACGTCGGCCTGCATGTAACCGAGCGCCACGCGCTGCTGCGGGTTGTTGCTGCCGTCGAGCTGCACGCTATACGGCTGGGTGCCGCTGGCGTTGCCGATCATGCCTTGGCGCGCGAGGCCATCGAGGAACGACGACAGGGTCGCGGCGGCATCCTGGCGCAGCGTCGGCGTCTGCAGCTTGCCGACGAAGATGCCCAGGCCGGCGTTCAGGGTCGACGCGATGTAGTTGGTCATGCGCGTGTAGTTGTCGCCGTTGATCACCGGGTTCGAGCTGCTGTTGTGGCCGAAGCGCACGCCAAACATCGCGCCCGCCGGGATCGGGTTGGTGATCACGTCGATGCCGGCAGCCACCAGGGTGCTCAGCTCGGCGTTCGAGTAGGCCTGATTCTGGTAGCTCTTCTGCGTCCCGACGATGCCGTACAGCGGCTTGTTCAGGCTCGACTGCTCCGGCGACAGGTTCGCCAGCCGACCGGCGACGAAGCCCTGCGGCGAGATCAGTCGCACCTGGTTGTTGACGGTATCGTTCCAGTAGATCCAGTCGCCCAGCAGGTACTTGAACGCATACGAGTCGATGCCGGCCGTGTTCTTCGTCGTCACCGCGCCGCTGATCGTGTCACCAGCCGGCGTCACCCCGATCATGTAGGTGCCCTCGGCCAAGCCGTAGGCGACCTGCGCGGCGAAGGTCGTGGTGTCGTCCACGTCCGCGAGGAACGCGATCGCGGCGCCGGTGTTGCGCAGCGCGTACATGCCCTTGCGCGGGACCGTGTCCTGGCCGATCAGCACGGCGCCGGTGATCGTGGTCGCGCCGTCGGTGCCGCCGGTCATGGTCGCGCTGGCGGTGCTGGCCGAAGCCGCGCCGAGGTTATCGAACACCTCCGGCACCTGACCGGGCAGCTGGATCGTTACCTTCGTGCTGGTCGCCTTGCTGCCGGCGCCGATGGCGGCAACGATCGAGTTGCCCAGGGAGCCGGTGTATTTCGCCGTGATCGTGACGGTGGTGGTTGCGGCGGTTGCGACGACGACCTGCGACGGGCCGCGCAGACCGGATTGGCCGGCATTGATGGCGGCTGCAATCGCAGTCGCATCCCCAGCGGAAGCGGCGGTCAGCGTGCCCGTTGCAGCAACGTCGGTGCCGTCGGTCACGCGCACGCAGCGCAGGTTGTTCGCGCCCTGCAGCACAGCGGCGGCCACCTGCGTGCCCATGTCGTACTTGCGCACCTGGATGGCGCCGAACTTCTGTGCAAATTCGGCCATGCTGCCGACCGGCGTGGGCGAGTTGACCGGGCCCCACTGGGCGGTGCCGACGACACCGAGGATGTTGGTGGCCTGGCCGTTGAGGAATGCGGTCGACGGCGGCACGATCTGGACGTACAGGTCCGGGACGATGAGGGCGCTCGCATTGAGCTGCCCCTGCTGGCT